ACGGCATTTGAATCTCACCGCGATGAGCTCTAGCAAAGTCTTCGTTATAACCTAGGAAATCTATGGTCATATATGGGTATGACTGTGCACGGATTTCTAGATCTGGTTGACCAAACCATACACCTACTGGACGAGCTGGATTACCGCTGTCAGATACGGTTACTCCTGTAAGCATTAGCTTTAGAGCTTTATCTTCATTAAGAATAAATGGCATTAGAACATCGCCCCCAAAATACCCTTTGCGTAGGCAGCGTCATTAATCTGTTCTAAGAATCCTCGTAGAACATATTGAGGGGCTGAGGTTTGGGTACCATACTCAAGATCATTGATCTTAGATGTTAGGTACGGTGGATAGTAAATAGTATAGGTTCCACCATCATTGATTACGGATAGGTTATTGACGACCTCTGCAGGCCAGCCATAACTAAGGCACCAGTCGTGTAGGGCCTTTGTAGTTGCCGCAGAATCTAGGCGGGCGCCTTCATTGATGGAGTTTCTAAGTCTCTCGGATAATCTCATTTACGGCCCACGATTGCTTTAGAGATTAGACTTCCTGCAATCCAACCAGTTACCATTGAACCAGCGTGGAATTTGTCTAGACCTAAAACACCGCGGACGAATTGCTCTTTATCAGCCTCAGTTTCGGCTCGAGCCATCCTATCGAGTAGGTAAATCATTAGAAACCTCCAACGGGAGACATGCAGGGTTCCGGGGGCACCCCCGGCGTTATTCAAAGAATAAACGAAAAAGGCCCCTTTCGGGGCCTAAGTCGTTACTTCTTTTTAGACTTTTTCTCTCGCTTGTCCTCAGCTTTTTCGCCCTTCTTGCCTTCCTTGGCTTCGTGGCGTTTTTCAACCTTTTTAATAGCCTTCTTCTTTAGCTTCTCATCAATCTTACGGTCAGCTGTTTGGGACTCTGGCTTGTTTTTCTTGCCATGAGCCTTATCCATTTTTTCAAACTCTTTCTTTTCAGCAGCGCTCATACCTTTTTTAGTCTTGGCGTCCTGCTTAGCGTCGTTCTTTTCGTTATACGGCCTGCGCTTCATCATTGTTCCTTAGTTCTAGCCTTCAGTTGTTTTTTACTTCTAGCATCTAAATGCGTCCTTTTAGGGCCGTTACCTGACGCGATAGACCCTTTAGGAGTCTTAAATCTCTTCTTGTCCTCTGCTTTAGATACGTTCTTTGGAGGATTCATATACGCATCAGCGTCTTTTTTACGCTGTGCTTTTCCTGAAGTCTGTTTCCAATCGTCTTTGCCAGCCATTACATGCCCTTCTTTCGTACAGACGATACCTTCTTAGCCTTACCCTTTGAGTCAGACTTTTTAGCGTATTTCTTATTGGCAGCGGCTAGAGTCTTCATGCCGTGCTTGTCTTTTGGCTTCATGCAGCCACAGGTAGCGCACATTATTTCTTCTTCTTTCGTAGGGCAGCGAAGTCGGATCCCTCTAGCTTGCCATCTTTATCTACATCAAGCTTCTTTTGCTTTGGGGACATCTTCTTTGCAGTCTTCTTTGTAGTCTTCTTGCAAGCACCTTTGCAACCTGGCTTTGAACAGCCACATCCGCACGATTTACACATTATTTTTTACCTTTCTTAGGCTTAGCGACTTTGTCTTTTCCTTTACCTTCAGGTACGCAGTTTGGCACCTTTTTACCGTTTTGAGTTTTCATACCTACTTGGACATAGCCGTCCCAGCAAGGATTCTTAGCCATTACTTGCCTCCCTCATGAGGGTTTTTTCTATGCCAAGCACGGGTAGCTCGTTCCCCAGCCTTTACTGTTTTAGCTCCGGCTTTCTTGGTTAGGTTAATCTTATCGTTTTTTCCAGCCTTAGCGCTCTTAGGGTGGTCTACGACAACATCGCCCTTTTTAGTCTTTTTTATGGTGTGCTTTACTCCACCAGCTGTAAATTTAGCCATTTTATACCACCTTTGAATATAGAACAGTAAGTGCATACGCGGGACTTGTAGTAGCCGCTATCGCGTATAGTTTATCTTCAGCATTTAGAGTAATTATGTAAATGCTGTCCTTAACTACTGGCAATCCTTTATCAGCTCCAGACACCGCTACAGAAGAATCTCCCACAAAAATTGAATGGTTTTCGTTATTAACTAGTTTAACTTCTGTAGCTGGATTCCCTTCCGGTATTTCAACTATCAACGTTGGTGTGGTATTAACCGTAAAAGACTCATGAACTAAAGCCATTATCCTGGTATCCCTTCGTTAGCATAATGATCTTTGTCATTAAATGGTGAGTAGTTGGCAAACTGTTGGAACTGAGGATCATTGACCAACTCTTCAGGGTTAACCTGATAGCAATCAATATCAAACAAGGTATAGTCGTCAGTAATAATTCCCTTAGGAAGAATTCTCTTTGGAGTAAATACTTGATTCTTAAACACAATGCGGTCACGCATGTAGGCGTCTGGGTTAGACGGCAAGTACTTCAATTCAGGAATAGGGAGAGATTCTCCGCCTGACAGAGAAGAGCCATCGATAACGTCCATGTTAATGGTGATGCTAAGAATATCTGTGTTATAGAAACCGCGGTCATTTTGAACGGTAACGCCCTGAGTGAGGGTCGCATTAATAACCATAATGTGGTGTGGGCCATGCCAGTGACGGCCTCCATTTGCCCCTGAGGATCCCACATCATAAATAGGGTCTACAAAGGTTAGGTCAGGACGGTATAGCCACCACTCAATGTCGTAACCTACAGTTCTAACAACTTCTTTTGTAGTGCCAGAAATGATAGAGCTACGCTCATGGTTGATGTTGAATCTACCGATTACCTGTTCTCCACGCATACTGACAGTTTACTTCCTAGTCGATTACTTGCCTGCCCTAATATGGGTGTATAAGTAGTTAGGGCCCTCTGTAAAGTACCAATGATCAGGCTCGCAGAAGAAGAAAAACGCATTGCACACCAGGTTAGTCTCTGGGCTTGGAAACTCATTTCTCCAGTGTTCTTGGTCGTTTCCGTACATAAATAGGGCGTCATTTTCCATCAGCGTATAGGACTTATCTTCAACCAGGATGTCCCAAGGCTCTTTTTGAAATACGCACAGGTCAATGTGATACGTACAGGCGTTATCGTCCTTATGCTTCCACAGCTTTGCTTCCTTGCCCTCATAGGTACTCATCAAGCACCACGAAGGCTGGAGGGTAGGGCTTTCAAAGTACTCTCTAGCGATCTCTGTAAGCATGTGGTGAATGCGGGTTAACTCTGGCTCTCCAAACCACTGATGACGACCAAAACCATGGTCGTAGGTAGGTTTGGTAGCCCACAGGTTCATAGCGTGCTTTTGAAGATTTTTTAACTCTTCTTCTGGAAGGATGCTTTCAACAACAAAGGGTTCTTTGATAACTACTGGAAACTCTTCGGACACGTTTACTCCAATACCGTAGTTTGAGCCCACTTACCTATAGGGCACTCTGCAAAAGCTAGCTTTACTTTTAGATTCATAAAGCAACCGCACTTCTTGCATTGTTTAGTTAGCTTAACCAATTCTGGACAGGCTTTGCAGATCTCATATCGTTCAGCAGCGATCTCGTCTGTTGTTTTATTGTCAGCTTTTAAAAGATCCCACGGACGAGTTTCTCCAAGATTTTTCTTATATTTTTGCCACGGAGTTAAGTTTTCATCAGACATTCTGTTTATCCCTCTCTAAGTTTTAGAACTTCTTTAGCTCGTTCTTCTTCCTCTGCAGTTCGTTGAGGAGGCATTACCCAACCTTCAGGCGCAATAAAACCTTCTGGGCCGTACCCCCAGCCAGGAACCACATACCCTCTAAATCTGAGTTCTTCCGTAATTTCAGGCATAGAGTTATCGGGATTTTGCCTTCCTAGCTCCAGTATGTCTGGATTGCTAGACAAAACTGATCCCATTAAAGAGTTAGTAACCAGCGTCTCGATAACTTCCCCATTTTTTATAAAACTTACTGTACTGCAGTCTTCGGTAGCACATACAACTTCTTTATTCTCTAAAAGAAACTCATAAAAGTCTACATAGGTTGGCAGTGTGACTAATACTTCACCATCTATACCAATGGCTATAGCCATCCCTACCCTACCTACACTTTCTTTAGAGTACGTAATGTCAGCTTTATTTAACATGTCTAATATCCTACCTTATCCAAAGCAACCTAGGAAACACGACGCTCCGCTTCCAAAACCACAGCCCTCTCCTCCAGAACAAAGGAAGTTAGTAAAGACATCCAAAGCCGTACATTGAGTTCCGTAGAAAGGTTCCCCTCCAGATGGGCAAGGTCCTGTAGGAGTTGGTGTCGGTGTCGGAGTAGGTGTCGGAGTAGGTGTAGGTGTAGGCGTTGGTGTAGGCGTTGGTGTAGGTGTAGGAGTTGGGGTAGATCCTTCTCCTAGGCAAGGCCCGTATGTGTTAGGGCACCCTGAAGGAGTAATGCAATACGTTCTAGTTCCTCCGTTGCCGCAAGACTCTGATCCAGAACCATAAGGACAACAATTTGCAATATTGCAAGGGCTACTTGTAGTACATGTTGGTGTTGGGCAAGTAAAGGATTCTGCTCCCGCATTAGGACATCCGCTTGGCACTACGTAAATGTCTACGGTTGCTCCACAAGAGCTTCTATACTCACGATAAGAATACACGGGGGTACAGTTTTGAGCAGCAGGTACGCATCCAGTATCGGTTATGATATTTGCACAGCTGCCCGGGGTGTAGCAAACATATGTGTTCATTGTTCCAGAGGCACAAATAGAGGTCGATACGCTGCGGGTACTGGTAAAGCTTTGAGTTGAGCTACAAGTTTGGCAAACAGCTTCTGAGCAAGCTGCTCCAGAACAGGTAACTGATTGTGCTACGCAAGATCCAGCAACAGTTACTGTAGTAGAAGATACTGTGCCGTTAGTCACGCAGCATTGATTATAAGTATTAATAGTTGTATTTTGAGATCCTGACGGACATACAGACGTAGAGACTGATTGGGTAGACGCGGTACTACTTAACGGAGTACAGTTACACGTAGGTGGTGGAGGCGCAGTGTACTCATACAAAGTTAAACTAGCATTATAGCTATAGTTACAAGAACCAACGTTTGTTCCAGCTGCAGGTTCTTGAAACTTCACCGTGTTATTATTTTCAGCAGTTGCCCCAACAGAAGTATAGTAGGTGAACTCGTAAGCTATTCCTCTAGAAGTAATTGCATTAGATGCGGCACTTTCTGTAAGGCCAATTACGTTTGGCATAATTCCACAGTTTGGATTAGTTGTTTCACCGGTACATTGACCCGCACCTACAGAGATATTTGGACAATATGCTGGGGTAACGCAGGTATACGCTTTTGTACGAGTACCACCATTACCGCAAGCTTCAGTTTGTAAAGAACCATTAAATGTTCCATTAGTAGCGTTTACAACAACACTTCCGCCATCTGAATAGATAATCGAGCTACAGAAGTTGCCGTTAACACATTGGTTGACTGCCCCACCCTCAGAGTTATAGGTAAAGGTGAGTGAGCTCATTAAAGGCACTCGACCATTAAAGGCTTGAACTTGTACGGTTGTTCCGGCAGTTCCAGCAGGCATAGTAAAGCTGTACTGAGTACTACTTACGCGGCTATAGCTGCCGATATTTGTTCCATTAATACTAATGTTAGTAAGGTTAGATGGAAACGATCCATTAAGAGTTACTGTGTACCCGCCAGCTGCTGCACCACTTTGTGGATTTAAACTAGAAACAGAAGAATCTTGGGGTGGGTCTGGAACCGGAGTTGGCGTTGGCGTAGGAGTAGGAGTAGGCGTAGGCGTAGGCGTAGGGGCACATACTGCTCTCCAAGTACCGTCTACTTTTACGTAAGAGTTAGTTACTGATCTCCAAGTACCATCTACTTTTACATACCCGCAAACTGCATCGGTATCTCCCGAAACAGTTCGCCAAGTACCACCAACCTTGATGTACGTGGCCATGGTTTAGCTATACTTCAGCCAGACGTCTCCATCGCTTCCCCCTGATGGGGTTGAGGTGGACACAGTTATATTTCTAACAACTGTTGAGTTAGTTGGGGCAGAAGTTACAACGCCTGATGAGGCGGCAACAGCGCCAATACCAGTAGGGGTAATTGCGTCAACTCCACCTACTAAATGCTGTGTAGCGTGTAGCGCTGCGGCAGCTCCAATAGAGGCTGGGTTTACTTGAGGAGTACCAAATGACTCCCAAGATAAAGTATCTTTATTCCACCGTCTTAATCCCATTAGTTTACTCCATACACTAGAACTGTTCCGCCTGCAAATGTTCCTGCAGTTAAAGTTAATGTAATTGAACTTACTAAGCTTGTAAGTAAATATGAGCTTGAGTTTGAAAGAAATCTAGGCAGGTTAGTAACACTGCTCACATAGCTTCCCTCTATTTTACTAAGCTTATAAGTAGTAGTGTTGGTAGTGTCAAAAACGTTGATTTTAATAAAGCCGTTTGTAGAGCCTGAATTAATACTGTCAACAACAAAGAGAGCGTTTGATAGGGCACCCCCAGCATTTAGCGCATCAAGGTAGTTAGTAGTAATGTCTCCATTAACTCTTACAAGTAAGCTGGAGTCGACGCTAGTGTTTAGACCTCTAATTAGGATCTCTGTGTCTTTGTACTCAGAGCTCACGTTACAGGTAACGGTAGATCCCGAAGATAAATTTATTGTTTGGATTAAGTTCTTGCCCGCATTATTAAGGGCATCGGAGTCTATCCAGACATCCCCATCAACTGGGTTGAGTGGAGACGCCAGACCTACGTGGATAGTTTTGCCAGGTCGGCTATCTGTAAATTTAATTGGGCCAACGTCTTGACCATTTAGTTGAACGGCCATTATGCAGAGATCTCCGAACCAAATGCCTGGAAGGTAGCATTTGCAGCAGAGGTATACACATATACAGCGTCGGCAGCTGCTAGCGTAACTCCAAGGGTATATGTAGCAGTGCTGTTGCCAGGAAGCGATGCGTCATAGACTAAGTACTGCTTTGCGTTCTCTGCATCTCCACCTTGACGCAAAGAGATGCGGTAGGTGAGTGCATTAGCACCGCGGTTGCACACTGCGATAGTAGATACCACGGTTGAGATTCCAGTACCAACTGGTCCATAAAGAAGGGTAGGTGTAGTGGCCGCTGGGGCATTTTGAGCGAGAATCTTATATGTTGTGGCCATCTAGGCTCTCCTTCGAATAAAACGCTAAGTTACTAACAAGACGCGGGTCGTTTGGATTCAATTCTACAGCTTTGGCTCCATAATTCAGGGCTTTCTCAAAGTTTCCTAGATTGTAGTGGGCTATGGCTGCCAAATCCCAGGGAAGGTATCCCCAAGCAAACTCTTCACATAGGTACTCTAAAGGCTTATCCTTTATATCTAAGGCCTTTTCTGCAGCCTGATAGCAAGCTGTCCATGATCCTTGTTCATAGTAGTAGCTAGCCAGATCCACTAGAGCCTCTCTACGATCAGGAGACTCTTTATGAGCTTTGAGTAACCATTCTTCTCTCAGCTGCCCATCTGTTTGCATCTTGGCTATATAGCGCATAGACGCTGCTCTTTCAGGTGGCCAAACCGCCCGAGGTAGAGACAGATGGCGTTTAAACTCTTCTTCTGATTGTTTGTGTTGGCCGTAGAAATAAAGCTCTCTAGCATAGTAGAAAGCATTTCGGTCGTCCCAAGGATCTTCT